CACCGCGATCCTCAGGGAGTCGCAAAAGGTAGTTTGGCCGCACTGTCGGAAGAACCACATAAGTCCAGATTTATGTCTGCTGGCAGTGCCTTGGTCGTTTCAGAGATTGAAAAATTATCCCAAGAAGTGACGACCATTAAAGCTCGATTGATCGAGTTGCGAAAGGTGAATCCTTTCGCACAAGTCCAGGCTAAGCCTGGCTGGCAGGCTATGAACAAGCCTGCTATTATTACCCTTGCTGCCCAAAAGGTGGTGAGGGATGGTGAGGAGAAAGAGGACGTTGATGCTGTTGAGGCTTGGCATGATGACCAGGTCTTGACGCCGGTTCAGCAACAGCATGTTAATGAAGCTGCGTTAGCTGGCCGTGCAGGTCGCAAGCGCCCTTCTCCTAAGCGTGTAGTTCAAGCGCGAGTCCCCATTCCATTGAAGAATTGCTACCAAGCTTTGACTAAGTTTGAAGATAGCAATTTGAAGAAGGAAGTTGATAGGGTTTCTGTTAACCCTGGGGGCGAATATCGCTTTAGCAGTCAGCCAACAGCACATGTGGCAGATGAACTGCCTGATCAGTATCAGGACGCAACTTACCAAGCAGCAGTGTGTTTGCTTGCAAATGGTGAGTTTGGGTTCGTTAGGGATTTTGAAATGCCCTGCGACAGCATACCACACGCACCACCGATGGGTGGAGGTTTCCGGGAGGACCAGCGAATGCTGGCTCTTAGGAGACATGCGGCACGTTTCCGGCAGCGATTGGAACGTGTAGCTGTTTTAGCTGCATTACCCGTTTTTGGGCCTGAGCCACGACCAGTGGGCGCTGAAATGTATTCTCAGCGAGGTCCAGACGATGCTCCTGGTGGACACATCAGTGAATATAGAGAACGACGCACTGTGGATGTTCATGTTTTTAGAGAATATGATTTCCCATTGTTGGACTTTTTAGGCTGGTGGAATAATACCCCCTATTCAAGTTCTATTAGTACGTTGTTCGCAACGCATTTGGGTGTGCACTTTCATGAGGAATACATAAGAGTGCGCATCCCGGGCGATCTGGTCTTAGAGATGCAGAATTGGTGGACAAATAAGTATCGTGACCCAGAAGGCATTAATTTTGGTTTGAGCGTAGCTCGCTGTAAAGTTTTGACTTCGGAGTTTGCCATAACTGCCCAGGAGCTGTTGGATGCTAATTTATATGCTCCAGCCCTGGGGTTTTTGTTGTCTTGGGAAAGTCAACAAAACGTTTCACGAGTTCAAACAGGTTCATATCTGAGATCGGCATTGCCAACCTCTGTTCGCCGCAACATCAAAGCAGCCAGGACCCGTCAAGGGAAGTGGTTGATTGGTGTTGGTGTTGTGGCCTCAATTGTCGGCGCTTTTGCATACTATAGTGCAAAGCGACGGGGGTTTGCGTTGTATGAGAAAGCTAAGGCTTGGGTTCCACCATTTCGTTTGGTGGGCATTGAATTAAATCCAGGACCTGCTTGTCCACATGTTTACACACGCAAAGCACGTTGTGTCCTGTGTTCCCCGCTTAATGCATGCCAGTGTGGCAAGCTTCGTGCAAGTTGTGCTGTGTGTAATCCAAAAGCAGCATTGAATCGCGAAAAGTCGAAGGGAATAGACAGGAAACGTGCTATGTGTGTGCATGGACGACGTGTTGACCATTGTAAGCTTGGTATGTGTGCAAATCGTAATAGAAGACCTGTTAATCAACAAGTTGTTCAGGTTGTTGCACCACAAGCTTTGCCAGCAGTTGATTTTTTCATAGCACTGGCAGGACAAGTAGTACCTGTGCCAGCTCCACCTTTGGTTGGTGTTGAGTTGAACCCAGGACCTGCTTTTTCGAAGCCTGTTGAGTATCGACAGTTACTCAACTGTGCTTCTTTACCGCGTCCCAAGCAGCTTAAACCTAAAGCTAAACTTGGGAAGGGTACCGGTGAGTTGCGCTCACCTCTTAACTTGAAAAGTCCTCTGGAATGTAGAGGCAAGCAGGGCGTGTATGGGTTTGATACCAAGGGTTACGCGCCGAATGGCTTTGCTAGCAATGAGCATAACGAGGAGCAATCCTTGTTTGCGCGTGTCCTGTGTGACACTCCTCTTCCTACTGAGGATTTGCCCGCATGCATAAAGTGGTGTAAGAAAAATTGGCGAAATATTTTTCCACATATGCATAATGTTGAGAGTGTGAGTTTTGAGGAGTATATAGCTCGTTCGAACGCATCACCGAGTGTTAAACGAACCCTGCGTGCTTGTAAGGTTCAGATGGACAAGGATGGTATAAGTGAGGATAGTAAACTTTCAAAGGCTCAGTTGTATCGGTATACTTACCGATCTTCCTTTGTAAAAGTTGAAAATGACTTGTATTCATCACCACTAGGTCGTAAGGATAAGGCTCCACGCCTCATCCAAGGCGCTTAACCTGAGTTTATTTGTATTGTGGGACCATGGATTATGGCTCTGCAAGATCTACTCAAGCGCCGATGGAGCGTTAAAAACTTCATTTGTTTTACTAGTGGTGTTTCAGCTGAAAAAGCAGCAGAACACGTGGTTGGCGGACGTGGACGATGGTTGGAAGATGACCTCGGGAAGTTTGATTCTTCCATCCGCAGAGCGTGGTGTGAGTTTGAGGTATGGCTGTGTGATAGAATGGGAGCTCCTCGAGCCGTTCTGGATCTAATGACAGCCAATATCAATACTCATGGTTCGACGCAGCATGGTTGGCGATACAAATGTGATGGCACTCGTAAGAGTGGTGATCCTTACACGTCATTGATGAATTCCATCATCAATGGTCTGTCACATCTGTATTTGTATTGCAAGTGGACAAACAAAACAGTGGATATGGCCCGTGAGTCATTGAGGATGCTAGTGCAAGGTGACGATAATTGTATGCGTCATGCCGAGCAGGTTAGCTTCCCGTGGCGTGAGGGTATGGCGGGATTGGGCTTCGATAGTGAAGCTATTTACCGCAATCATCCCTATGAAGTAGAGTTTTGTTCTTGCCGCCTGTACCAAGTTGCAAGTGGGGAGTGGGTCTTTGGCCCTAAACCTGGTCGTGTGTTGGCCAAGTTTGGATATATTATTAATCCACCAGCGAATGTTTCGCGGGAGTCTATGATGCGAGGAGTCGCACTAGGCTTAAAGAAGGGTTGTAGTTTTATCCCCCCAATTAATTGTGTAATTGAGCGTGTCTTGAAGTTGACAGAAGGTTATGATGCATATTTTGAAAGAAAAGTTTTTGCTCCCTTTGCTGATGAGCCGCTCAAACTGAAAAGGTATCACTCCCCGTGTGTAGAGGTAATGTTGAATCTGAACATGAACTACCATTGGGATTATGGCATGCAACAAGTGTTTGCAGCCAGTGTCAAGAAGTTGGACTTTGGTGGTGAGCTTTGGAATTACGGCCAGCTGCTATATGATCGCGACACGAGTGGACCTCAGTCTATATTTGGAAGTTGGGCGCCTCAACAGCGACCAATGCCCGTGGGGGCTTAATTCCATAGTTACCTGCGCTTTGCGCAAGTGTTGTTCTGCGCACCGTCTTACTCAAACGGTGTTGTAATGCGGCCTGTGTTGGTTGTCCAGTGGCCAGCCCAGACGGTTCCAAGCCCGTGTAAACGCAGAGGACAACACTGGAACCCATTTATAATAGAAATTTGCAAAATCCTTAGATCTGTACTAACCCTTTAGCAAGGTTGTATAGTGCCCTAGGTTTGCTTTGGGATGTTATATTGGAAGAGCGACCGATTCTTACGGCACTATTAGCTAGGTTATAGTTATTGAACCTGCAAAGTCCATGCCCGATGTACCGAAAGGAGAAGGGAGTCGATGTTTTAGTACCCAAGTAGTCCAAGGGAGCCCTGCCACTGATGTAATGCGGCCGTAACAATTTGGAGATTAAGGGAAGGGAAAGTGGGAACACCACCTACCGTACCTCGTAGCGCCCTAAATTCAAGTTGCGTGTGCGCACATACAAGCTATGTAGCTTACCCTTGTTGGTATGAAGAGTGGAAAGAACCGATGTTTTAGCCCAACATGTCGCCGAATAAACAGAATAAAAAACAAAATAAAT